GCGGAGCGCGCAACACAGCGCAGTGGCAAACCGGATTCAAGGCAAAGGCGTTTCTCGATCCGGCGCACACGGTTGGCGGCGACCGTTGTATTCTTCGCTTTGCCAAGTTTGGCAACCTGATTGAAGGCCCAATGGCAATGGCGCTTTGGGATCGTATCCACATCCAGCTAATTGAAGACCCCGCCAATCCAAAGGCATATCAGATTTGCGACCGTGTAATAAAGGAGTGCGGCGAACGCGGCGTGAAACCGTCCGACTTCGGAATGGACGTTACGGGAGCCGCCACGCTTGCCGACATGCTGGAGCAGCGGTGGGGCGGGGCGGTGCATCGCCTTAGCTTCGGAGGTGCCGCCAGCGACCGCACAATGAGCAGCAAGGACTCGCGACCAGCCAAGAAGGTGTGCGCGAACAAAGTGACTGAGCTTTGGTATCGCGCTGCCAGAATGGTTCAGGACGGATTGATACGGCAGATGGACGTTGGAGAGGCCAGGGAGTTTTGCATCCGCCGAATGAAGCTGATGGGCGAACGCAAGGTGGTGGAGACAAAGGCCGACATGAAGGAGCGCACCAAGGGAATTTCGCCGGATGACGCCGACGCAGTGGTTGGCCTGTGCGATATGTTCGCCAACGAGCACGGCGGAGAGGCGAAGGCGGCTGGCGGAAAGGCGCGCACTTGGGAGCAGCAGGCCAAGCGATACAACTTGGTCGAAAGTTACGCAGGCTGATTTATTGCTCCGGCTCCGGGTAGCGACTGACCGACGAACCGATAAACTCGCGCGCACCAGCCCACACCGCAGCGTCAAGCCCGTCTTCTTTCATCGCCTGCCTCATGCTTTGAACGATCAGCGGCGCAAGCGTAATCAGCCCCTCGCGCTCTTCGTCGGACTTGAACCCGGTGAATGGAGATTTCGGATCCTCTACTCCCTCGTATCGCTGCTTGGCAATGGAAAGCTGTTCCGCTGGCGTTTTTAGCGCCGGATTGATCGTTCTGGAAAGCATCTTGCCGCCCGTCTTTATCCAGTTCTCTTTGTAATCAGGATGACTGAACCCAACGTAAATCCGCATCAAATCGCGGATGCGCGGAGCCAGTCCGGCAGTCACGTCCCAAACCTCATCCCCTTTCCGCATCTTGAGAAAGTCGGTGGATTCCGGGTCCCAATTCACCTTGTAGCCTCCCGCTGTTGCGGCGAGTTGAAAAAGCACCACAGCACCCGCCGCCGTCACGGCCATGTCTTTCAAATTAGCCAATGCCGCCCGATTGAGTTCGCCCTTGTATCCATCAATAGCCAATCTGCCCACATTGCGAACAGGTTGCGCCAGCATCTCCCATCGCGACCGCTCGTAGCGCGGTGACGTGAAAATCGCCGACATCAAAGGACCAACCATCTTGGCGTTGCTCCGACCTGTGGCGCTGTTGATGAAGTTCGCGCGCAGCTTCAATTCTTCCGGCGTGAACCCGCGCTTCACCGCCGCGTCAAATGTCCGCATCCGAACATCGTTGATGAACGTGGTTTGGAATCGCTCCAGACCTTTGAAGAACACGGACGCCTTGACCGTCTTTCCGCCAATCTTGATGTCCGGCATCCGTGATAGCAGGCGCGAAATCACCAATTCTTCCGGGTGACTCATCGTGTCCGTGGTTTGCAGTCCATGCTCCTTGCGAATCGGCGCGACCGGCTTTCCGTCAATGACGAGCTCGCGCATCTCCACTTCCCACCGGCCCATCGCCTCCGGCGAAAACATCGCCTTGGTTGCGTTTATCGCAGCGACAGCCGAGTTAATCGGACGCGACCACGCAAACGCACCCTGCCGAGTCAGGACGCCAAGATCGCCTCCAAGGATGATTCCGCGCGCCTCGCCAAGTGCCCTGACGCCCTTCTGCCATGCCGGTTGCTGACTTAGCTCATACTCCTTTTGGCGAAGGTCGATTTCGTCCTTCATCTTTTGCAGCTCCGCCTTTTTGTTCAGGACATCGCGGCGAAGTGCGGGCGTGACGGGCTTCGGCTTTTTCGAGAAGTCGCCAGCCGCTTGCCGCCCTTGTCGCGCCTTCAAGTCCGCCTCACGCCGTTTCATCGCGTTCAGGCGCGTGTCGTTGTAGCGGTCCTCCGGCGAGCGCACGGGTTTGCCAGCGTCACGCGCAGCCTTGTAAGCCGCACGGCGCGAATCGCGGATGGCTTTCAACTGCGCTACACGGCGCGAGTCCGGCCCCTGCACCTTGCCTTTGCCGGCCAAGTCACCTTTCGCCACTTTCTCGGCATAGCTGGCAATGGCGCGTTCGAGCGCCTTGATTTGCGACTGCTCTTTCAGATAGCCAGGATCACCCTTTGGCTTGGCGTCCCGGCGCATCTCGGCGGCGAGCGCCTTGAGCGCATCGGTTTCGAGGCGAACATCCTCTTCCAGTTGCGTCAGCGCCTCCTTGATCTTCACCGGGTCTTTTACTTTGCCGGTGGAAATGTCGTCCAAGGTCTGCCCGGCGCGTTCGCGTGCTATCATGGCGGCATCCAGTGCCTTTTGAGCATCGGACAGCGGCGGATTCTTGGCGGCGTCCACTTCGCGAACGTAGGTTTCCAGCGCCTCTTTCTCGGCGCGCATCTGCTCGGTTTTCGCGCTGTCCGGCTGCGTCGGCTTGCTCTCAACGGGCTTCTCGCCGGTTTTCAAGTAGCGGTCCAGTTCCTCGATGCGGTTCTTGATGCGGGTCTGCTTGGCCTCGTCTTTCGACGCGAACGCGCCCGGTTCCTGTGGCAAGGACGGGTCTTTCAGCAGCTCGCTCCGGCGCTTCACCAGATCGCGCAATTCGAGGTCCAGCTTCTCGCGCTGATACCCTTGCAATTCGGGACGCATCTTCTCTTTCAGGCGAGCAATGTCCTCCTCAATTTTCACCGCCTGCCGCGTCTTTCGTTTGAAAGCCGCCGCCTCGTCGGGATTCGGGTATCTCTTTTTGCCGTAATCCACATACGCCCGGTTCACGTCGCGTTCCGTGGCTTCCGGCATAAATTCCTGCACAATCTTGGTCGTGCGCTTGAAGATGTCGGCGCGGTCACGATTCCCGGCGTCAATCATGCCGTCCACGATTTGCGCCACAACGTTGTGCAGTCCTTCGCCTTTCTCTACTGCCGCGCGTCCTTCGCCAACGAGCGTATCCTTGGACTTGGGCGGTTTCGGTTGCTTCTCCGGTGCGGTCGCGCCGGTTTTGACAGCTTCCCTTACCTTTGGCGGCTTGGACGAAACCTCCATTCCGATCATTTTCTGCATGGCCTTCCATGCCGGGTCAAAATATGGACGAACCCCTTCGCCGTATTCCAAAATAAGGACTTCAAGCGCCTTTGTTCTGTCTAGCGAAAAGCGACCAACCTTCGCTCGAAGAACCATCACTAAGTCTTTAATCCTACTATTTTGCTCTGCTCTATTTGAGTATCCTGGCTTTTTTGGTTTTCCGCTAAGATACTTTCCTTCGCCCTTTGGTCCGCCAACACCACCGACGGCCCCTGATTCACTTCCGAAAAAGTTCTTTAGGCGTTCCGCCGCGCCAACCGCCTCTTCTTCCCACTTGGAAACAATGCGCTCGGCTTGCTCCAATACCTTTGGGTGATACGGCAAATTACCAGACCTCTGCGCGGCGGCCTTCTGCGCTTCCCTGTCAGCGATGGCAGCAGCCAGCACCGAATCCACGGCGTTTTCCAACTCCTGCTTTTGCGTTTCTTCCACGCCAGCGTCGATTTCCTTCTGCTTTTTCTCCATCGCCTCTGCCTCTTTCAGCACCGCAGCCCGCTCATTGGCTGTAATATCGCGGTTTCCAACCAGTTTCCGCTTTTTCCGCATAAGTCCAGCAAAGGTATAATCCTCGTTGGCTAGAACCTGCATAAATTGCAATGCCGCACCTGAATCGCTGCCAGCCATTCGCGCTGCCTCTTCCGTTCGGCGCAGTTGCCTCTCAATGCCTTCCGCATTGGCGTGCGCCTCCGCACGCTCCGCTGGAGTGGAGTTTTCGTCGATTGATCGCTCTGTCTCGGCCTTGAGCTTGTTTGTGAGATCAGTCATCTCGTAAAGCAGCTCTGCTTTTTCTTCACGGCTGGTGCTTTTCTTCTCACCTGAATGAATGTCTTCCACAAGCCGGGCTGGTATTCCGGGGTCTTTCTCGATGCGGTCAACCGCAGCGTCCCACGTCACGGGGTTTGCTTCTCTGGCCTTGCTCATTAACGGGTCAAGCCCACGCTCTGCCCGTTGCTCGGTTACTATTTCCTTGGATGCACCAATCACCTTCCGTGACGCTTCCATGTAAGCCCTTTCCACCGGCCCCATCGCACCGGGTCCGCCCCTGTATCCCTCGGGAAACTGACTGCCGTAAAGTTTCTTTCCTGACCGCATTGAATCTTCCAGCGCCATGAACATTTCGTCCGGTGTGGCAAACTGGAATCCGCGTTCCTCCAATCCCTCGCGCAACGTGTCATGCGACGGTGCGTTTTTGCGAAACAGCTTCAAGAACGCGCCTTTCCGCGCCTCTGCGATGCGACTCAGTTCGCCGCCGGACCCCTCGCCTTTGCCGGTCGTGGTGGCGATGCCGCCAAGCTCCTTGATGCTGCTTTCCAGTTCGTAAAGGCCGGTGTTAAACGCATCCACTTGCTCCACTTCCGCGCGACGCGCCTCTTCTTCCAGCGTGTTCTCAATCTTGCGCTTGGCGGCGTTGAGTCGGGTGATAGCAGCCTTGTTTGCCTTGTTGTTTTCCAGCGACTTCACCTGATTGTCCAGATGCTCCCATGCGCTCGGCAAATCGCCGTATGCGTCCAAGGCGTCGTTGATGGTCTGCTGAACGGTCGGTTCCGGTCCTTTCGGTTTGGGCGCTTCGCTTCGCACGCGCTCGCCAACCAGCGTCAGGTCTTCGCTGCCGCCGAGCAAGTCGCCTTGTTTCTGACCTTCGCGAAGTTTCGGCACAGCCGCCTGCGCTGCGGGCGCGGGCGATGGCGCGGGGGTTGGCTTGCGCGAAGGAGGCATCTGATCGGACTTGCCGGACTCGCGAATCTCCCTGAATGCAGCCTGCTGCTTGTTCCAGACCTTTTTGGCGGATTCTACGTCCGCAGCCTTGGCCTCTGGCGTTCGTTCCACGCCAGTTGATCCAGCGCGATAGCCGTCCAGCCGAATAAAAGCGCGGAATCCGTCAGGCGCATCCTCGCCGGTATAAGCCACGCGATCCCCTCCATTATAGCCCTCATCCAACGGACGGCGCGTGTCTGCGTTGCTATCGAGAAATGCAATGAGGTTTTTTCCGTTCTCAATCGCATCGGAACGTGCCGGTCCGGTGATGTCGGGATTGTTGATGATGTCGCGAAGCGCCTGTCGTGCAGCCTCAACACGATCCAACCCCTCCTGTGTGACTTTGCGCTTGCTCGCAAAGTTTCCTGATGAAGTGGTTTCCGTTAGAACGACCGGCACAGCCGCCGCCGGGGTAGCGACCGGCGGCGGCTCCGTGCGTGTCGGCTCGGGTGAAAGTGCGCCAGCCACCGAAGGCGGTTGTTCCGGTGTGGGTGTGCCCGACGGGGCTGGCGAAATGGGTTTGGCTATTTTGGATGTGCGCTTGGGGCCGCGAGTAATGGCGCTTTTATCAAGCACCATTGTTGCGGCTCCCTCTATATTGTCGGTGTGAATTATCTGATAACCTTCTTTCCGCAACGCGGCCATCAATTCGCGCCCATCAATTAGCCCACCTTCCTCTGTTTTCCCCAAATAGACAGTAGGATCATCTGAAAACAATTCCTCTCCAGATGCGCTCATTGCGTTGCGCTTATTGAACTCCACTCCATTTCGCTTTGCAACGTCAGCAAGCTCATCATACCCAGCTTTGTTAATCGTGCCGTCCTTGTTGACGAGCCGAAGTGATTTTGCTGACGAGATTACTTCCGCCGGTTGTATCTTTCCGTATGTTCCGGCAATTCTTGGGTTTTCTGCCCACCATTCTACATCTCCAACCGCCGAGTATCCAAGGTTCTTACCCTCTCCGCGATATAATCGCTCTGGCATTGATTGGGGCGGTTGTTCCGGTGTGGGTGCGGACTCCGGGGCTGGCGAAAGGGGTGCGGCTACGTCGCGCTCGGCGCGCATCCCGGCTTCGGGCAATGCGCCTGCACTGCGTTGCTGATTCCCGGCCCCGGTGTCGGGGTCGAGTGTCCGCTCTGATACACTGGTTTGGACGGCTGGCTGACCGTTGCTTTCGGAAGCGATTGGCGGGCGACTGCTGGATTGCGTGATGTTTTCATT